TGGTCCCGCGCCATCGTATTTTGGCTCCACCCACTTCCGAGATCGCCGACAAAAACAAATCCCCCGAATAGTCGCTCTGTAATTGTTCGTTGGTATATTTGCGGTGGGACGCTCTTTCAAAGTTCGCCAGCTCACTCTCACAGGTCATGCTGATGAGATCCGATTCCTCACTGCCTACGGTCATGTCCATCCCGTCGATATGGCCTGCCCAGATCTGTGTTGGGTCATCTAGTAACATATCGCTCTCCGAGAGGCAGCCGAGCCAGAGAGTGACAGGACGCAAATACCAATCCATCGCTCTCGCTGTCGAGGACATCGTGGTATCTAATCCAGAGAGTGTGAGAGTCAGCGAATACGGACGCACGGCGGTAGCTTCTTCGACGCTCGAGACGCTTCCAAACGTACCCAGGCCGGTCCAATCCTGACTGTCCCACGTGTACGTGCCAAGACCATTGTGACAATAGATAGTGCCGGCGCTAAATTCTATTTTGGCAAACGTCACCGGACGCACCGTTTCACTGGCTATCGCGTTGGCGGTATTGGTTGGAAATCCCCGGCTCACGATAGAACGTCCTGTACAAACGTGACTTTGAACGATGAATAAATAGACGCGCCGGGGCGATTGTCCCAGGTCAAATCGGACGCCAACATGAAGACACCCTCTGGTGCAGTGATTTCCACAGGCGCGTTATTGGGTGGGCTGTTGCGTAACGGTGGAGCAATGTTCACGGTGACGTTGCCGCCGCTGCTGGTGGCGTCTACGGTAATCATATGCAGTTGGGGATTATCCGTGCCGCTGGCTGATTCTTTATCGAACGAAATGAGATCTCCGGCACGAAGCCAATTGGTCACACTTCCAGCACCATCAATAATTAACGTGCTTCCGGTTTGGTCGGCTCCATTCACTAATGGCGTACCGCCTCCCGTGCCTTGCCTGGTGAACGCGTGATCTTTCAGCTTGACGCGATGCACCTGACCATCCAATCGAGCGAGAAACCCCTGCAACGTGCCACGATCCGTGGTGGTTAAATTGTTAAAACTCAGATCCACTTTCCACAGCGTTCCCTTACGGCTAACGGTTTGAGTTGCCTTGGTAATGGGTGAGGTGAAACGCCGCGTGTTACTCACCAACTGCCACGTGGATACGGACGGAGTAAGCGATGCGGGAAACGTATATGTAGCCATCAGGTAAACCGCCGCCTACGCATAAGATTCTGGATTGATGCAATGGTGGCTTGTGACGTTTCAGCCATCGCCTGTCGAATTCGTAGCTCGGCTCCGGGGTCAGCGTTCGTGGCATCAATGTTGTTGACCACGGTAACGCCACCGGAACCGCCGCGCGTGTGATCGATTACCGATTCATTCGGGTGAAGCATTCCGAGGAAGCCCCCTCTGCCATCGAGACCACCAGACCGTGATCCGCGTCCGGTGAAACCACCCCCCTCGAATGACTGCGCTTTGATTTGTTGTACTTGCGCGAGACCGGCGGCTACCACCGCAGCGGCCATGGCAAAACCAACCGGCCCACCACCGTATTGGCTAAACGCTTTGGTAGCACCGGAATACGTCTGCATTAAAGCATTGGCGATTTGCATTTTTTTGTTTTTCGCGAACAACGTACTCATGTGCTGAGAGATCTGCATGGCTTGCTCACCGCGTGAGCTTTCCTCAAAAGCGGCTCGTTTTTTCGCCATATCCGTCCAAATGCCTTCGTGATATTTGCGTTTTTTGGCTTGTTCTTCGTCTTCGTCGTCGTTGTCCTTTTTAGCTTTTAATTCAGCTTCCAATACTTCCACACGTTTGCGCGCGCCCACCAAAATGGAATCCCACATGGCTTTCAGAGCGGTATCCGCCGTCGGTGTGTTTTGTAACCGTTCCAGATCAGCAGTGGCGGCGGCGATTTCATCTCGTATTTCTTGAATCTTGGTTTTTATCGGGTTCGGAGGAGCCGTACCGCCCCACCATTCAATGAACGCTTTGTAGGCGTCCCATAAATCCGAAAACTTTTGGATTAGAAAGGAATCTAACAATTCCGCTTGCCACTCCATGGCTTCAGCCCACCAGAGTTTTATTTTGGCAATCCAAATACGCCATTCACGGTACGCGTTTAATACCTCGCCAAGACCGTTCAGAAGATTAGTGATGAATTTAACGGCTACGTCATCGAACCCACCCGCATCTAAAGCCGCCTGTCGTAGTTGGTTGGCTATTTCTGCGATAAATGGAGCCAATTCTATGGTGGCTTGAGCAAAAGCCCCCTCAAACAGTTTGCTAACTTTCAGTAATTCATCGTTCGCTTGTTCTACTTTTTTTACATCGAGCGAATCGAACAAAATACCCAAAGCATCGGCTTCTTTTCGCATTTCATCTAATGCACCACTACCTTCTTGTAGCGTTCCGACGAGCGAAACCCCTTCACTATCGAATAATTTCATTGCTAACCGGACGCGATCAGCTGGATTTTCTACGTTCTCAAAAGACTCGGCTAACAAGTCCATCTGGTCATTTAGACCCAATTTGACTAACTTTTCGGCATCGAGTCCTAACTCCTTTAACGCTCCAACGGCTTCTCCCGTACCACGCGCGGCTTCTGCGGTGCGCCTGATATATCGTTGCAGTGCCATATCCATGGTTTCCACGGATACGCCCGTTAATTCACCGGCAAAACGCATGGCCCCTAATGCTTCCGTGGCCACACCAATTTTCGCTGCTGTTTTTCCTAATGAATCGATGGCTTTAAGATTAGACCGTACGATGGCCACCCCTGCCGCTACTCCTAACGCACCGAACGCGGCAGTGACCTTGGCTGCTTGAAATCCCACGCGCGCCAAACCACGAGTAACACTCGCTATCTGCCGCCCCGTTTTATTTACGGCGGTTAAAACAATTTTAACGTTTTCGTTAGCCATTTCGGATCTTTAACTCCGCAGCCCACAGCCGTAGCTCAAACACGGTTATTTCGGACAGTAATTGCTTTAACGTTTTGCCCAGCATTTCGGCCAGCTGTAACGCAAATCTCAAATCACCGTCCTCTCTCAGTTTTTTTCAAGCGCCTCGTCAGTTAGGGTGGATACCAACGTCAGTGCATTTTCGTCATCCACTTCTTCCAGTTGGACACCCGCACCCGTGACTTCCATAGCCTGAGACAATTTCAGCAAATCCAACCCGGAAATCATTTTGGTCAGTTCCGTGAGATTGGCTCTCCGAAACAACCGTTCCCCATCCGCATTGCGCGCCATATAAATCAGAGTGAGTGCCGCTGTTCCAGCGATGTCACCCTTTGTGATGGCTGCATTGACCTTAGAAAATTCGTCCCCTGTCATGGATTCCGGTACGTACCAGATTTCCAACGATTCGCCGTTACGCCAAAAGTCCTCGATGACCTTCTTTTTCAACTCGCCATTGAGTCGCTCTTGGAACTCCCGCTGCATACGTTCGAGTATGTTTTCCATAATTAACAATTAGCCTTATACAGTAGCCGTGGAAAGATCCCCCGTTCCTTGGAACGAAAACGACGCTTCCACGATTCCATCGGTAGCTCCCGATGTGGAAAGGCTCTCTACAATCGCCGTGCCGCTTTTATACGTGTCGCCCGATGTGTTTCCCTCAAACATAAATTTGATGGTGACTTCACTACCATTGGTTAACGCGCCTTGCCCACTGGTATCTGTCTCGTCCCAGAAACACTCGGCATTCCCGTTCCAGCTTTTTACACCGGCTTTATTTACTTTACTGGCCGAAGTCATAATGGACGCGTCCACCATTTCTGAACTCTCATCCAATGAATACGACTTAAGCTCGGCTACCGTGGAACTGCCCACTTGGACTAGTCCCTCACTCGCTAAATGATTAGCCACTCGATTTTCCTCCTAATCAATATGGGGTTTCTGGAAGGGTCGTTTTGGTTCTGTAACTCACCGTCCAGGTCATACGAATCACACCCATGGGCAGGTCACCCTCACCCGTGAGCGATATTTCCGTGTTAGATAAAAATGTGTCTTTTGCTTTCCCGTTCAGCGTGGGGTCTGCGGCCACTGCCGTTTCCACCTCCGCGCTGATCGTGTCCAGCGTGTCTTCCAACTCCTCGGTCTGTTGCGTGTACCCTTCCACCATCACGTCAACCGTGCGCGCTAATCCATCCGTACTTTGGAACGAATCTCGCTCACTGTTTTCCGATAACGCGTAGACGGCTAACGCCGGTAGCGTCGTTTGTGAAAAGTTATACACGCGCGAATCAAACACACGATTACCCGTCGTGGTCAGGCCTTGGCATAGCACCACGATCCGTTCTCGGATTTGCTGACGTACCGCACTCACGCGGCAACGCTCCCATAATCCTCAGACGAACTCGCCGTGGCCGTCACCAATCCGTAATCGAAACTCTGAGTCGTTTCCGCAGCGACAGAACCGTAGTTCTTATCCGCTGAAGTCACTGAGAGTATTAATAACGTGGTGCCGGTATTGGACGGCTCGATACCATCCACGCGATAGCGTTGCGTTCCCACCTGCATGATGTCGCCAGCTGTCGCCGATTCCACATCACTGCTAATGCAATGCGCTATTGGCTTGCTGGATTCCACACCCACTTGACCGTCTGCCGTTTGTTCAAAGTATTCTCGATCAATAATCACGTTGATACTTACACCATTAAACGTCGCGGTATCCGCGAAGTCCGTGGTGAGGAACATGTTGCTCAGATCATCGGTTAGGAACGCTCCCGCCATTAGTCCTCCGCTTTAGCCGCTTTCGCTGACTTGCGCTTTGGCTTGTTGGCATCTTCGGCGTACCCGCGCTGGATGAGGCGGTGCGCGATGTCATCCCGACATTCGACCTCCTCTCCATTGGAATACTCCGAGCCATCCACTATTCCAAGTTTGACCATTCGGATTTTCATCGTTTGTTAGTCGCCTTCTTGCTTCTATTAGTGGCTTTCTTCGGCTTGTCGGCTTTCGCCGCTGCAACCACACCATTAGAAATCCACGCCTTGGCTTCGCCATCGGACATCTCCAAGACGTCGCCCACACTTCGAGCAACGCCTTGAATGGATGCCGCTTTTTTAATAACGACCTGCATTAGGCTGTCGTTATGTCTTTCAACACAGCGAACGCACCAGGTTGTCGGACTGCGATGTCGAGGTCTTGGAAGTACGCGAGACGCGTTCCACCAGCCGTCGATAACGAAGACGTATCCACCACCACATCGATACCGGACCAGAAACCCATGAACACTTGCGAGAAATCCCCGAAGATCATGGCCGAACAGACACCAGAACTGCTGCCTTTGGTGAGGTTGGATGGAACGTTGGTGGTCATGGCTACCGGATACCCCAAGATGGAACCATCAGGGTCCATGATGAAGTTACCTTCCACGCCGCTGGTTTGTTTCGGTAATGTGCGAAGTTTCGCGCCGACGGAAGGATTGGTTAGGAAGGTTGGCGCTGCGCCCATGCCGTTGGCGTCTGACACCGTTTTCCACAAATCCACACACAACGCGTAGGTGATTGGTCCACCGTTCGTGGCAATCGCGACCACTGGGGTGTCACTGTTGGCAATGATGCCGGTTGGCTCGTTGCTCGCTCCACCATTGATAGCTGTTGCATCAATCTGGCTGGCAAACGTCTGTACGATGTCGTCTCGAATGACCCGCTCAATTGATGGGTCACTCTGAAGCATGAGCTTGCGGGACACATCCAAATAACCCGCTAACGTTTTTGGCGCTAACGTAATTTGACTGAATACCTCGGCCCCTTCACTCGGCGCTGATCCTTCCGCAACGAACGCCGTGTTACTCACCGATGTCGACAGTCTTGGAATGGATATGTCACCAAACAAGCCTTCTAATCGACGCGCTCCCAGTTGAGGGATTAACGCAGTGGCGTACAGCGCTTCTACGAATTGGTCACCGAGGTGATCCGTACCGACGAGGAAACCACCCGCCGAAGTGGGCGACTTGGTTTGGTCCCGCATCCACCCAATGTTGGTAGGCATGTAGAATCCGCGCGCTTCCTTTTTCGTTTTAGACGCGATCTCATCCGAACACTCACGCTCGAATTGTGCTTGTCTCCAATCACCCGTTTGTGCTGCTCGAACCGCTGCCATCAACGAATAGCTGCGTTCTTCCTTGGGCGTGAGATCAACCGAACCCAACGGCTGCTGGGCAGGATCGAAACTCTCAAGGATCACAGAACGAAACTGCTCTGGGCTACCGCCTTTGGCGATGTGTTCCCGTGCTAGGTCGTCCTTGTGGAACTTTCGTCCCATGTCGAGTATTTCAGCGGTCTGTGCTTGGATTTGCTCCCGTACGATTTCCACCGTTCGGTTGCGTTCTTCAGTTTTGATAGCCTCGACATCAACGGCGGGTGCCGGTGTTTCTACGGGCTTGTTTTCTTCTTCGGCCATGTTTCTCTCCTCTTTCGAATCTATGGCTATAATTTTAGGTTCGGAACGTGCCACGCCTACTAACTGGTTGCTGTCAGCGGGAATCGCCACAACGGATGCTTCCAGTGGAGTAAACGCGCAACGCATTACGGGAGTGGTCCCGCTATCGTCTCGTTCCATGCGATCAATCTGGTAACCGCAGCTGATCGACCCGCGTATGCCGGTGATGCAGTCGCGCCAGATTTCCTGCGCTAAGTCAGACTCACCAAAACGCACAGTGGCTACCGTTCGCTTGTTGGCTTCGTCTAACTGAAAGTTTTCAATCACTCCTATTTGCCGGTCTGGATCGTGACCCAGTAGCAACGGAGCGCGACCACTGCCCATCCACTCGGTGTCAATCGAGCCGGGACTGTGGTCTAACACTTCGATTCCGAAGGATCTCTCCACGGGCGTTTCGGATGTCACCCCGATACGCATTCGTCTGGATTCTTCGTCTATCAATTCACTACGCTCCAGCTCCAGTGTGCGGTACGTCATTGGCACCTTGGCTTCGGGCGTTTTCGGTTGGTCGGTCATGTTTCCTCCTCCATAACCGGTGGTGGTTCATTGTCTCTACTGCCAAATGGCTGGAAGGTGTAATCCAATCCAAAGCTCTGGCTTAAGGCGTCTTCACGAGACACTTGCTCAAATAATTCTTCTACGTCCCTGCCGTAATGGGCTTGGATGTCCTGTAGCGATAACACACCGTTGGCGAGTCCTAATACATTCGCGGTCATTTCTTTTTGTGGATCGACCCAACCCCAGCTGCGTCCTAGAAAGTGTCCGGCATCGGCGAACTTGTCGTAGCGCGACATCGGCACACTGAACGCATTACGCTCCATGCCAGACCGTAGCCATGCGCGATAGATGGGAATGCAGAAGTGATCTCGTGCGAATTGCTGCAACGTTTTCCAATGGTCACGGTCATGCATCTCGCCGGCCCGAATACTCGAATAATTCACGCTGGATAAATCGTTGGCTAACGTCACGTAGGACACGCCTAAGCCGCTGGCGATGCCACGCAAAATGGAACGAGAGAACTGATCGAACGAGGCGCTCGGTGCTTTGGGATCGAACGATTCGAAACGCATGCCCGGAGGGAGTTGTTCAAATTGACCGGGAGCGCTTTCTGAAATCGGCGTGTAGCCGTCCGACGCATCGCCCACATACCCATCCGCATGTAGGTCGGACGTGAAGAAACCCATCTTGGATGCTGACACCCGCGCGTTGACCACTTCCGCTTCTTCGTAGCTGTCCAACATCTTTAACCGGGACATGGCGGTAGCCATCCACGGAACGCCTCGTGTTTGGGACGCGCGCTCCTTTCGAAACGCGTGAATCATTTCGGAACTTGGGATCGAGATGTGTGCCGTGTTGGGCGTCATCATCGAATCCGCTCCGGGGTGATCTTTATAGAGTTTGTAGGCAAGTGGCTTGCCCCACTCATCCATCTCCACACCCATCCGAATCACGGTGCCATTTGGACCACGCCCGTTGAGTTCTTCGTCCAGCCGATCCGCCTCGAGGATCTGAATCGCAAAGCCCCACGCATTGACCGGACGCTTGACCAATCGAATCAAGCACTCGCCATCACGCGCTACGGTTTCAATGAATAACCGCTGGGCGTCGATCATGTTCATGGTTCCATCAATCGTCGGTTCACGGCTCCAAGAGGACCACGCCTTTTCTATTTCGGCATTGGCTTGCGCGTCTAACTCACCGCTGTCACCACGCGCTCGCACTTGTAAGCGAATCCCATCGCTGCCTATTGTGTTGGTTTGGATCAACTGAATGAATCGTGCGGCGTAGTCGTTGTTGCGCTGCAAATCGCGAGAACGTTCCCGCAACGTACGCAGTGCAGGACGTATTTCTGAATCTGCATCTCGTGTAGCACTGGATAACCAATCGGCAAACAACCGGCCCTGATTCGCACCAAAATATTGGCGGAGTGACCGTCCCGGCTTGAGGGTTTTCTTGCGTTTGAAACGATCCCAGATACTCATGCTCGGATAAACCGAACGTTGATTGAGTTGCCGGTTGCTTGCCCATTAGCGATCCGTTGCTTCTGCACTTCCGCTAACACGCGTCCTTCGTATTCTGCTTGAAGAGTTAACAGGTCCTCCATCGGTGTTAACGAAAGCGATCTACCAGAAATCGAATACGATGACTGATCTCTCGTTGCACGGTTTTGAATAACGGCTCGGATCGCGTCCAGTACTTTCTGATTGTGGGTTCGAGGGTCCGCTGTAGATATCGCCAGATCTTCTTCCACAGTCCACAAGCCTTCGCCCACTTGTACACGCTTCGTAGAATCAGACGAGTCAGTGATGTACGCCTGCCAGTTATATTCGCCAGCCGAGTACGCCGCTGAAACATTGCCGCCCACCTCCACGAGATATTCTTCTGGTGACGAGGACTCGCTCGCCGTGATGTTGAATTTGGTGGAACCTTGTTTGCTAGCCGTGTACGTCAGCGCGTAGGACGCCACCGGATAATCAGTCGCTAGATCAGTCCGCTTCCACGCGATGTAGTCACCGGCTCGGATAATCTCAGGCTCGACGTTTGGATAATTGGTTGAATCGAATGCAGAACCCATTGAACCTCACAGGAAATGGTATCTGCCTCCCTATTGCGTGAGGAATAACTTAATTTGTCAATAGTCGCCCACAGTTTCTAACGTCTCCAATTGTTCCAATTGCTGCCCCGCCGTCGTCGCGCGCCACGTATAAGTGGGTTAGGTCGTTCGGGTTTGGGTGGCGCTTCCGGGGTCTCCAGCGGCTCGGTTGTCGTATTTAAACGCGACCACTGCGGGTTCAATATGTACGCCGCTGCCAATGCATAACAGAAACAATCCAACGCCTCATTACGTTCACGCACCTGTACCCACCGGATCTTCTTTACGCCGCGCTCGAACTTCTCCTGCTTGCGTTCACTTCCAGCCAGCTGCTCGAAGTACACCTCATCCAACGTGCGAGAGAAGTGAATCACTGCGGGTGCTTTGCCGTTCTCCAATCGACCCATCACCCATTCCTTACAGCTGTCCACGCCCACGGGATACAACGCCACGCGCTGCCTGCCTACGATGGTGGGCCGATTCGCTATCGGCTTACCAGATACGCTCTGCCCTTTAATGGCCCAGATTCTTCGCGCGCCTCGCTCCCGCGTATAGCCATAAATGCTCTGCGTCCAATGGCCTCCGCTATCCACACACGTAGCCGTGACCGGAAGCTGACGCCCGTCCTGCGTTAGGTATGTCTCCAAAAGAAACTCGTCTAACTCCTCCCATACCACCGACTGCCCCGGATCGCCCCAGATGATACGGTGGTCTAAAGCCCAGGCTTCGTAGCCATCGGCCCACCCCACGGTGGTAATTTCGAGCCGGTCTTTCTGACAATCCACCCCACAGGTGAGTAGCTTGACCTCTGCCGGTATCGAATCGAGATCAAAGGACTCGACCTTTTGTATCAGTTCTTCCCAGTTAAAATCGCTTGCTAACATCGGGTCGTATGACTCTCCCAGTGAGGTGTTGATAAACGTTTGTAGTAGGAACGGATCGTTTTTAGATTCAAGAAACGTCTTAGCCATTTCCGCAAAGGTGACCCATGGGCTGTAGATTTCTGAGAGGAAATAACTAGCGGTTCCTTTGAACGGTTGGGACGCGCGCCACTCGCCTCGCGCCAGCATCCAAGGCTTTCGCGTGTTTGGTATCAAGACGCCGCAATGCTCACAGGCGTATTGTGCAGTCTCTGGTTGGTCTTTTTGCCACTGAACACCCGACCATTTGAGGTCTTGAAACTCCTCACACTCCGGGCATGGCACATAGAACTTCCGCTGGTCTCCAGCCAAATACCGCACCTCGATCTCGCAGCCTTTGAATGTCGGCGTTGAACAAATATAGATCTTACGGTTGTGCCACGTCTGTGTACGTTTGATCGCCAGCGATAACGGCGAACCTTCGTCACCGGCACTGGCTGGATAGCGTGAAATCTCATCTGCGAGAATGACCCGCACAGACCGAGCCGCCAATCCTGCTGGCGAATTCGCCCCGTTGATCGCAATGAAGAAACCCGCGCCCCGTTTCATCAGCGCGGTGTTATCGGCATCACGGGTAGCCGTGGACACCAACCCTTTCAAAATAGGCGTGTCCCTCACCATATTGCCGAACCGGTTACGGCTCCAATCCCTTGCCATGTCCAACGTCGGTTGTAACACCAACACCGGGCTGGGCTGTTGCGACATCAGATAGCCGCAGATGTTGTTGAGAATTTCCGTCGCCCCGACCTGACTCCCCTTGAGAAATACCACCTGTTCAGTGTTCGGGTCGGAGATAGAATCCATGATGTCACGCTGGTACGGCACGGTACGCCAGCGTCCGGGTAGGCTCGAGGACTCCGACGATAGGACGCGGTACTTTTCAGCCCATTCGCTAACCTTGAGAGTCGGCGGTGGCTTTAATAGCTGTTTGGTCTGGTTGAGTATTTTGGTGATCGACTCCTGGGAGTCCTGTGCCTGCAAGCTCATCTAATGCTGCCTCCACTAGTTCACGCGCCAATGCCTCTCGTGCTACAAGATCCTCGGCGGTATCTATAACCGTTACTATTGCGCTGGGCAGAGCCAGCAGCCGCGCTCGAAACGCCATGGTCATCTTGGCCCATCCATCAAGCACATCCTCATTGCGCGTTAGTTCACCTTTCAATTCTTCGACTTCCAGCTGCGCCTTTTCCCTTTGCGCTTTGAGCAGACCGGCTTTCTCTTGTTGGTAATCAATACGAATAACACCGTCACCTAACGAGCGTTCTTGTAGATAGGTCACGTACCCACGGATGGTTCCGATCAACGGGTATTTGCCTCGCGCTGCTTTTGGGATGACACCCGTAGACGCCAGCTGCTGGATACGCCGCTCCGTAATGTTGAACAATCGCGAGTAGAAACTCGCGTTGTAGTTGGGTTCGACTTCAGCCACGAGTCGCTTCTCGTCCTGTGAAACCTTCCCAACGCTCTACAATCACGTCGCAGTATTTGGGATCTAACTCCATGAGATTGGCTACGCGTCTGGTCTTCTCGCAAGCGATCAAGGTGGAACCACTACCACCAAACAAATCCAACACGCGGCCTCCAACATTCGACGCATGACTCAACGCCGTCTCGATCAGTTCGACGGGCTTCATGGTTGGGTGTAACGCGCTGGCTGTCGGTCGAGGGATGTCCCACACGTTGTCGAGGTTTCGGTCATCGAGAAACGTCGCTCCGCTTTCATTCCAACCAAACCAACACGGCTCGTATTTGTTCTGATACTTACCACGCCCTAAAGTGAAGCGGTCTTTATTCCAGATAATTACGGTGGAGTAATGAAGCATGTCATCGAGCAGTGTAAACATGCGCCGGCCATCCATCCCTGACGCGCCGAAGACATAGACACAGCCATTACAAAAGGTCCTGATGTTTTGTATGAATTGC